TTGAAATCTTCCACTTGTGCAATTAATATTACTTCTTCCTGTTATAACACCAACTGAATCTATATTTGTTACGTCTTCATATGTTAATGTACCAGCTATTCCCAAATCACCAGGTATGGTAACACCACCAGTCGCTGTTCCGATTGAAACACTACCACCAGTTGCTGGAACTATACTATCTACTCGAAGATTACTAGCCATTAATATACTTTTTTATTATTTATACTACCTGACCTCAAAGTCCAGTTTACGAACTCTGCGTCTGTTTCTTTGCTCTTGCCAATCTAATTCTTCACGACTGAAAAGACTTTTCGATTTATTACTTGAATAGTTTCCTAACATAATAACCTTACTCATATCTCTTGCTGATATACGGTCATTATGAACTGTTGTGAGATTTGAACATCCACAACATACTGATTTACCAGACACCCCTTCTACCTCCTTATTACAGGATCGGCATCTTACTCTAATTGGTTCCATTATTTTAATCTTATTTGTTTACACACAAAATAATTACCGACTGCTTTACATGACAATGCTTTATCTTTGTTCAACAAAAAAATAATAGCAGTCAGTTGAACCATAATGGCAACTGGAACTGCTATCTTAAATATTGTCTTCGTTTTACGATCCATCACAAAATGTTACGATATCATAACTATATATCACCAATCATCTTCCATCTCTATTTGCTGTGCAGGACAAGGTGGTGATGTTCTGTGATAGTTGATATGCATTAACTCTATAAACACAAGAGAACAAACCAATATCATATTGATCTGAAACAACGGATGTTTGAGTAAATTCATTATATAAAAAAGACCCCTACTATGTAGAGGTCTTGTATAAGTAAGATACTTAAATCTTAAAATGTGAACTTAACACCAGCTTTAGCAGACCAGTCAACATCATCAACATTAGTTACTCCAGAGATTTCTCCGTAGAACTTATCATAAGAACCACCAAGGTATCCGATGAATTCTACATCACCGAACTCGTCAGCAGTTTCTGTATGTGTTACTGTAGGACCACCAGAAACGTACCAACCGATACCTGATTCTGTAGCTCCTTCATAACCTACTACTGCTTCTAATCCACCAGAAGTGTAAGCACCGTCAGGGTATGAACCAGTTGCCTCTAAATTCACATATGGACCAGCAAAAGCTGCACCAGATACGAGAAGAGGAGTTGCTGCTACTGCAGCGATTGTTGATTTAATTGACATGTTTAATTTAAAGTATCTCGCAGACAGTAAAAAACCTGCGGATGGTAACACCCTCGACATGGGTATTATACATTCTACGCAGGGTTACGATCTTTCGAGTCCTTTGTTTATGTAATGGTATTTAGTTTAACACATGATTAAAATTGTGTCAACTTATACAGTTTGTGTTGATTTCCAATCATTCTCGAATATCTCTAATCCCTTATCAGTAAGAACATGATTATACATTTTATCAAATACTGCAGGAGGCATCGTAACAATATCAGCACCATTTGCAAAAGATTGAGATACACTATTCACATATCTGATTGATGCTGATAGTATTCTTGTTTTATGAATTGCTTGTACTCGATATACCGTATCAATATCTTTAATAAGTTCTAAACCTGCAATTGAATTATCATCTAATCTACCTACGAATGGAGAAACATAAGTTGCTCCTGCCTTTGCCGCTAGTATTGCTTGTGCGACATCAAATATTAAAGTAACATTGACACGAATCAAATTTTTCATGGATAACTCAGCACATGCTAGTAATCCATCAGGTGTGCAAGGAACTTTAATCGTTGCAGAGTTTGGAAACTTTGTGGCAAGTCGAATACCTTCTTCAATCATTTCATTTGAATCACCCATCACTTCCATGCTTATATCTCTCAATCCAATATCTTCAATCTCTTGATATACTTCCTCTGGATCTCTACCACTTTTCATGATTAGAGTTGGATTTGTGGTAACTCCATCAATCAATCCTGTTCCGTAATACTTTCTAATTAATTCAGTATCAGCAGTGTCTAAAAAGATTTTCATATTATTTGTTGTGTTTATCATGTATCTATCTAAAATAAAGAGGGAGGTCGGATTCCTGTGTACCGACAAATAACGGGCATTACTACAGTAAGTAAATACGTCATTGCCTGAGACCCGATTGGTTGATCGGTTCTACCCTTGCGAGCAGCAGCACCACCTGTGTCTCATCACCTTAACCAGCGGTTGCCAGTAAGTTTATTCAGTCACTCCCATGTTGCGTCCAACAAATATAGTATAGCATATTTTTTTACTTTGTCAACATAATACTTTTTTCAGGAAACCATAATATATCAATATCAGTATTTTCAAATGTTTCGATTGCTTGTTGTGGAGTCTCTATCAAAGGTTTACCTGCCAAATTAAAACTCGTATTAAGTAGCACAGGTATATCTGTAATTTCTTTAAACTTACTTAAGACATTATACAAATGCAAAGTATTTTTATCAACTGTTTGTATCCTACACGTATTATCCACATGCGTAACACCAGGTATTTTTTTACTTTTAACTGGAAATGATAAGGTCATCTCTGGACAACATTTAATATTATACATTTCAAAATAATCTTTAGCATCTTTCTCAAGCACAACAGCAGCAAAAGGTCTATACCATTCTCTATTCTTTATCTTATTAACAACTTTTTTTGCGTCTGGATCTCTTGCATCATACAATAATGATCTATTTCCAAGTGCTCTAGGTCCAACTTCAGATTGTCCGTTAAATACAGCTACAGTTTTCCCGTGAGATAAAAAACGTGCGATGTCTTCTTCACTTACATTTTCTCCTTCTATTTTATCTATATCGTGATTTATATTATTAAAAAAAGTATGGTAAGGTATTTGTGGAATAATCCCTAACATTTTTTTATGAAATATTAATGATGATCCTAAAGTAATACCAGTGTCGTCTGATATTGGTTCAAAATAAAATTCTACATGAGGTAGACTCTTAACTAAAAAACTGTTAGTGACAACATTCAAAGCATATCCACCTGCAAAACAAACTTTTTTTATTCCTGTTTTCGCAACATATTTTTGAACTAATCTAAGAATCTCTTCTTGAGTTTGTTTTTGAACTTGAAAAGCATAATCAGCATAGAACTGATAATTGTCTTCACTTATGTTATCTGTTTTTTTATCATAAAATTCTTTAATATAAAATGCTTCATCATATCCATCATAATTTTTAAAAAAGAGTTGACTATCAACAACCCCGTCATTGAAAAAATTTTTAAAATTTAAGTCTCTTCCATAGGAAGACAGTCCCATGATTTTTCCATTTTCATGAACTCCTTGACCAATTAAAGTTGTTGCAGTTTCGTAAAGTTGGGTTATACCCATACTACTATCACATCTTAAATCACATCTATATTCTTTTAATTTATTGTGTATATCTAAATCATATAACTTTTCTATTCCAAAATTTTTATAAATGTCTTGAGTATTGTATTCTTTATCAATATAAATTATGCTTTCTACTTCAAATATTTTTTCATCTTGAGTTCCGTTTCTATCTATAACAAATACAATAGACTCATCAAATTTACTTTTTTCAAATGATAGAATGGCATGAGATTTATGATGTTCTTTATCATTTATATAAATTTGACAATCAAATGCTTTTTGCATCCAAGGTGCAAGAGTATCTTCAATGTAAGGATCATTAACCACACATGAATTAATAATTACAGCGTGGACTTCTAAATCATTTTTTATAATATAATTTAGTCCTTTTACAACACCTGAATCTCTTTTTATACCAGATAATCTTTCTTCCTTTAAAAAATATTCTAATTTATTGTCAACAAAATATGCAATACTAGCATCGTGAGATGCTAAAACTGATAGTACATTCATTATAAAAATTAATCTTCTTTTTTCTTCTTCGCTCCAATATTATATTTTGTTTCTAATACCCAATCACCTTTATCTTTATATGACAATACTTTGATTTGATTTAAAGGTGCAATGTCTTGTATTCTTATTACATCGACCACACCAACCAATCCCCAATCAGCAAGAAGCTGAGCAATACGGTTGCGACGCTGAACATCGTTAGAAGTAAGGTTAGCGTGTTTCCCATCAAGAGCAAAAAGTTCTTTAAAGTGGACAAGATAGTACCTTCCCTGTTTATGAAGTATGTGACAACTTTGATATATCTTCTTTTCTTTTCTACTTGCTACACCAATTCTTGTGAGAGTTTCTCTGACTTTTAGGAAATCATCTGGTTCATTTAATGTAACTTCAATCATTTGGTCGGGAGACCATGCCACTTCAGGTTCTTTAACAACACTCATTTCGCTCCTCCAGTATCAAATTTAGATTTTATAAAGTTGAGTTGTTCTTTTGTCAATATTTTCAAAGCTTGTTTTGCTTTTTCGTTACTAAAACCATAATAACGTTTTACATAATCAAGGTCTTTGACCATATCCTTACGGAGCCAAGGAGAGAATCTCTTCTTAGTTCTGAGGGTATTTATATAAAAATCGTATTGCATACGCTTTGGTAAGAAATTATACCTATTCATTTCATTTGCAAAAAGGACTGCATCTAAGTGTCCAGAGAAACAACGATTGATTATGTATGGTGGATAATCTTTCTCAATCGAAGGGTCTTCATCTATTAAATTTTTCTTTGTTTGGTTAATTGAATTTAACCAATCTTTTAATTCCATTACAATACCTCAAGAATAATTCCATTACTACGTTCCATATTACCAATCAATCCACAAGGATAAGCATTAAATGATAGTGAATATCTATTGTGTTCTTTTATTGTATGTGAATCAACACTATGAACTAATGTTGATGGAAATACTATTAAGTCACCCGCAACAGTTGGTTGTTTATGTATTACAAGATTATCACTATCCTCTTCATATATTAATTTAATTATGTTGGATGTATTAGCTGGATATTGAAGATTATTATTACTGCCTGTCCAAAAATTATCCATACTAAACCAAGTATGTGCATCTGAGTCTGTAAGATATAAAATCGCACTCATAAATGAATTTGGATGAGAATGAGTCCAATGCCATTGATTTTCACTTGCAACGTTTCCCCAAGATGATGTGATTTCAATTCTATCACATCTAAAATTCATTTCATCTTTGACTTTGTTCAAACACTCTCGAACCCATTTATGAATTTCAGAATATTTTGGATCTTTATTAAGTCTTG